GGATAGGTGCCGACCTTGGTGGGAATGCCATACACTTCCAACAGTTCGGCTAGATCGCCCAGAGCATAGTTTTGGAAAAGATAGGGCCACACTAATACACGGTGTAAACCAGAGCGCGCTACATAGCCCGCCTTAGCCTTGTGACGATGTTGCACCCAACCCATTGGCCATAGACTTTCGCCTTCAACACTATTGTTGCGCAAACGGATTTCGCATTGATCCTCTGGGTTGAGCTGGAACCAGTTGTGCGGGCGCATAATGGGCTGAGTGATGACAAAGTTTTTGCCTTCTTTCTTCCAGTCCAGTTCCATATTGACCCAGCCGTGGCCGATGCCACTGCCCAGTTCGATGATCAGGTCTTCTACATCTAAGCCCTTGAACACTTCATTGCAAAATTCGGTGGCACGCTTTTCCACTTCACTAGCGTTGTCGGGGGGGACTATTTTCCACTCTAGTTCGGAGGCCATCTGGCGGCGCTTGCCTAGGTCTGCGCCGATCTGTGGGTCTTTCTCTTCCATGTCGTCGAAGAGTTCGTGCTGGGCTTTTAGGTCTCCATTCTCAGCGTCTTCTAAAATGCGATAGAGTTTGGTCGGGTTTAAGCCCTTGGAAGGGTGGTCGGCCAGCTCGCGCTTGATCATGCCAACGCGGGCCTCGTCACTGGTCTGCTGTTCTTCGATCGCTTCGGTTTTTTTGCCGAATATTTTTTCCATTAGATCGTCTTTAAAGCTCATTAGTATGCACCGCCTGTGGGGCTAAAATTATTGTCGTCATCTTCATCGTTGTCGCCTGCCCAGCCCTGGCTAGCTCTAGGGACTTCGGTGAAGTCGATCTCCCCATGACTTTGTAGGCTGGCGTAGTAAGCCAGGAAAATGGCCACTGCAGTATCACCGTGGCGCTTGAGTCCGTCGCTGCCTTCGTACTCTGATTCTTTATTCAGCTTTGGAATACCTTTAACGACACTGATTGATCGCATGTCGCGGCGTATATCCGCATGCCTGGGAAATTTAACCAGTCCGTCTTCTATCGCCGATTTAAAGACGGGCATATTGGCACCATAGAAAGCATCATTAAGCTTGATAGGCTCCACACGACTACCAAATTCATCGGCCGTATATTCTGCGAGAGTTTCGCCATTACCCGTGGCATCCATTGCCCCCGCTTGCCAGCGTGGCAGGCGCTTGATGATATGCCATAGAATTTGCTCCTGTTGCCTAGTTGGTACCTTGTGCATTTCTAAGACAAAGGGAACCCAGCGTGTCAAGTTCTTGCTAAGCATCATCGGCACGATCACCGACTTGTGTCCTGTGCGGGCAAAGTCTTGACCATAGACGTGGTCTAAATTTCCATTTAAACCATCTAGTAATGGGTCTAAATTTTCATTGATCCAGCTGTCCACATCGATGCGACGAAGATGCTCCGCCATCGCAGAAAAATCATCCTTGTAAGCAAGGCGCAAGACGGGGGCGTCGTACATACTTTGCTCAATCAATATAGATGGGATGTAGCTGCCGCTGCCTGCTTTGGGGATGACGTCGAGTTCTTCTGTTGCTGCATCACCGTAGAAGTCGTAAACGTCTTTTATCCAGGCTTCTTCTTCGGTTTGGTTCCAGTCCTTTCCCAGGCGCATGCAAACTCGTCTGTACAATCCTTGGTCTACGGCTTCTTTAAAGGTGGTGCGATGTACAGAGCCTTTACGAACACCATTTTCAATGTCATTAACTAATTGGTTAAAGGCATTTTCTTCTCCGTCATGTGTGCTGATAACACGTACTTTTCCACCCCAAATTAATAGGGCTAGAGCAGCCTTTAATAATTCATCCAAGGCCATGTGGAACGCAGCTTCGTCCAAAACAATTACACCTTGCTTACCTCGCAAGTTAGCGGGTCGCGAACTGAGAGCTACAATTCGGTGTCCAGACTCAGGAAAGCGGATAGTGAAAGTTTTTATGAATTTATCTTCTTCATCCTCTGCCCAAATTCCTTCTTCTATTTCTGTTGCTGCATAATTATAAGCTTTGGCCCACATTCCACATGCCTCGATAAATTCAAGCCCCATGTCTTGGTTGTAACCGATGTAATAAACATTTTGCCCTCCTGCTGATTTATCAGCACCTGCTATAAGCACATCGTCTGCAGATTCCGCCCAAGTCAAACCAATACGACGACTTTTGGGGCCAACCTTTAACTGCGCATCATCTGCGACCCACTTTTGCTGGTAAGGTAAAAGCACCGCTGGTAAATCGCCGCTGATGCTTTCCGATGCTGTATTGGGTATTTCTTGCTTCAGGCTCACTGCTTAACCCCAAGAATACCCGCCTTGATAGAGTCGACTGTCTCTTTAGACATGCCGCCTTTCTTGGCGATCTTAGCTGCAGTGTCGGCGGCCTCTTTTTTGACCTTGTCTCTGATTTCAGCTTCACGCTTAACATTCTCACTAGCGGCCTTTTCCAAACGCTCCATTGCGATGGCCATATTCTTGAGCATCTTCGCCACTTCGGGGGCTTCGGCTGCGCTGACTTCGCCGTCTTGCACAGCGAGTGATACGTCCAGCGCCAAAGTCTGCATGATCTGGTTGACTAGGCGGCCGATGTTGCCGTCAGGTTCTGCGCCCAGCTTTCCCATCCACATCTCTGCCATCTGGCGAGACTGCTGCAGGCGCTGGCCAACTTCACGCATTTTAATGTCGTAGCGGTTTACTGCCTGGCGGCTAATGTTCTGCTTTAGGCCCAGCTCTTCAAGTAGGTCATTGGTACGTTCGGTGGCTTCGCTCTGAGTGATAGAGGGATCGCGCAACCAAGCTTGCAGGGCTTCCCGTGCGTCCTTGGGTAATAGGTCGATGCTGCTAGGCCTAGCCATGTTTATCGCTCCCTATTAGTTAGCGGAAAATCTTTAGTCTTGTAGGCGATGTAGCACAGGGTGATCGGAATAGTTACAGGCCACAGCAACCAAACCCAGATAGAAAATGCAGGTTTGAATCTTATTTTTAGGCAGTAGCAAGAGCAGGCATCTATCAGTAGGCTGATTAAAACGACCAGTGCATATATGAAGGCATAAAGCATGGCTAGGCTCCTGGGCGTGGACGGGCGACACCAGGTACTTGCGCTGCGCCTGTGGCGGCGTCTTCACCGCGGGCGGTGAGCTTGGCCACGGTGGTGCCTGCAAGTTCGTCCAGGCTAACCAGTCCTTGCTCTTGTAGCCAATGCAAATGGGTGCTGACATTGTCGTCGCTGATACTGTGACCCGTGGCCTGCAGCATGCGTTTAATGACATGTTGGTTATGGGAATAGCTAGCGTCCTGCTGCAGTACCTGCAGGATGACTAGGCGCTGGTCTTCGCTGATTATTTTTTGATAGCTCATTATTTACCACCTGTAGCAATTAGGTGCTGATTGATCAGGGACAAAGTGTTGTTAAGGGACTTTATTGTCCCTTCCATATTGTTCACCGCAGCGCTGACGTCGTTGAGTTTTTCGTGTAGATCACCTAAGTCTTTGTGACTAGGTATGTGGCTCATATCATTCTCTAGCAGTGTGACTCGCTCAAGAATTTTTATGGCCTGCTTGTCGATAACATCAATCGCGTCACGGTTGGCTTTGCTGCGATTGACTATCCAGGTATAAATTCCAATGAAGGCTAAGATAATGGTTTGTATGACGTTCCAAACAAACGTCCAAAACTTTGTGTCGATGCTCTCTAAATCCATTGCTACTGCTCGTCCTTTGGGTGGGTGCTAATAATCACAGCCTCTAGCTCTTCGGCAAACTGGCGGCGCTTCATGTCGCGCAACACTAGGCGCTCATAGGCATCGTCGCTAAGGCACTCAAGTTCGCTGTCGCTGACGGTTTCCAGTACGGGGCGCACGGGCAGAGGCAAGGGATTAGTGACAAAGGTAGGTTGTGCTGCGCAGCCACTGACGAGAGCTGCAAGTATTAATAAACGCATTACCAAGGTTTCTCCATATGGTTTCGCTTTTGCTTAGGGTCTTTTAATTGTTTTTTTATTTCTTTCTGTTCACGTCGATGCTCGCGTTTTACTTGCGTTCGCATCTTGTCTGTTTTGCGCAGCGCCTCTGACGATGCTTTCCACGCTGCGGCATGGGCCTTGGCTTCTTTAGCTTTTTGCTGGGCGTCTTTGGCCTTGTGCTTGAGTGACTGCATGCGCAGTACAAAGGCAAAGCCACTGATGACTAGGGCGAGCAGTGCTAGCAACTTAGCTTGTAGGCCGACAAACATTACTGGCCACCCTTGAAGGCGACAGCCTCGGTGGTGACGGCGCGCAAGATCATATTAAGAAAGGCAAGCACACCGACGCTGGCCACATAGGCTTTGTCGCCGACCTGGCCCTGCATTAAATGGAAGTTGGCCTCGATGACCATTAGCCCTGCAGCGATCGCGTTGAGCCATAGGGTTTTGGATTTGTACCAGGGCTTGGGTTGGCGAGTACTCATATTTTTTTCTCCACAAATTCAGCTAGGCGGGCCATCCAGCCTGCAGCAAAGACAGACTGGCGACGGTCACGGGTAATAAGACGGCCGATAAAGCGGAAACGCATGGCCAGTAGTTCACGGTAAATACGTGCGGGGTCTGCGCTGTTGATAGCGCGCATGCTGACGGGGCCGAGCATTCCGTCTTGCTTGGTACCGACAATGCCCTGCA